TCATGTCGAACTCGTCGTATAAGACAGGTCGGGCAGAATCGGCAGGGGCTATCGCGTGGTGGCCGGGGATCTTCGCCACAACGTCTAAGTTAAACGTGCCGACAAAGCCACTACCCGCTGTTCGATACGCTATATTTGCTGCAGTTGCTTTCCATAGCTTGTAGAACGTGCCGTTTCCAGAGATGTTGTTGAAAGCACGATTAAGTGTCGTGTTTTGATCTCCCGTGCCAACTTGCAGGGTTCCGCTCGTATAATTGGTAATCGTAAACTTGATAACAATGTAGTCGCCAACACTAAAGCTGGAAGCCAGACTATCACTGAAGTCTTGCGTAAAATTACCTAAGTTTAACGCGCCTTGCGCTAGACCTGTAACAGATATGGCGTTTTCGGCTATGTACTCGTCAGCCGTTTTGCCACCCATTTGTGATGTGTCCATCATCGTGCCGACAACATCACCCACTGACGGATTGCCCTCAACAGTTGTTGAAGAGTTTTCCGTTTTTCTACTCACAAAAAGAGACCCTAAATCAGCAGGGTCGTAGAAGACGTTGGTGTTGCTGGCGGCTTCTTCTTTTTGAAGAATATCAAAGAACTGGCTTGCAATTGATTTCACCAACGACATGACGCCGCGAAAACGGAACCTAAAACGCGAACGTCCTGTCATTTATCAATATCCTTCGCCTTGGATCATATGCAAAGTTGTAGAGTCGCTGCCAGCGCAGACATAAGCAATGTGTGTGTCATCCTGAAACTTGCTGATCGTGACCTGGCTACCACCAAGGACAGCATAGTCTGCCGCTGTTGCTGTGATACCAGATATGCCGATACGCACATAACAAACCTTATCGCCCGTATTGGTCAGGCAGATTGTCTTGCTTTTAAATCCCAGCTCTGTGCTTGCACTTGTTGAGCTAACAGAAGCCGTAGCGCCGCGTCCGTAAGCTGGTGCGAATGTTTGATCGATAGCCATTAAATTACCTCCACGGCGTTACGTCTAAGCCAATCGAGGCTGCCGTGCAATCTTGTATGCAAAGCACGGTCAGAATCGCTTGCTAAATTCATCATAATCTTGTTTGTCAGTGCGTTGTAAAGGGCCAGCAATTCTGCGGCTGTAGATCCGAACGCCTGATTCTCCCGGAACAAGTCAGAAAGCTCTTCCGGCACCACATCCGGTTCTGGCTCCGGTTCCGGTTCTGGCTCTGGTTCTGGCTCAGGTTCCGGCTCTGGTTCAGGTTCTTCAACAACAGGCTCTTCTTCAACTAATGGCACACCATAACGCGGCGGCTCAACAGGAATTTCTGATAACACACCGTTAACAATATCCCGCAATTTCTGCCGCCATAACTTCCATTCAGGGTTCAAAACCAGATCCTGCTCTGAGGCTTTGGCAACAATGTGATCTGTCCCAGCCAATAGCCGTAGCGCCTGCTTGGGCAACAGCACACACTTCTCATGCTTGCTGCCATCCTCATCTTCCACAATCTCTGCGGTGTCCTCATATGCACCCGCAGGTAAAGGGTTAAGAATGCGTTGATCCTTGTCCCTAACAAATGCCCAAGGTCCGATATTAATGACCTTGCCTTTGGCATCTCGTACAACTTGCATCATCATATCGCGACCCATCCTGTGTTGCCTGTTCCGCTTTCCTTAACGTACAGCGTTGTATTGGCCCCACCATCTGTTCTGGTCCACAGTGACCCCACAGAGGCTGTCACAGAGCCTTCCGGTGATCCTGCACCAGAGCGCCACACAAGGGCAGTATCGCCGCTGACGAGGTTTACACCGCCAGCAAACGTGATTGCCTCATCGCTGGCTGCATTCTGTGCGTTAATAAACTGTTTAACAGTGGTTCCAGATGCGCGTCTGGCGTCACCGTTGAGCTGACTGTAAACGACAAACTGATCACCTGCCGCTAATGTATCAATGGCTGATAGCTTGTTAATCGTTGTCATTTTCAGTCCCTGCTTAAATAGTTTGGTTCAATCTGATGCTTAATCTTACATTTGCGCCAGTCGCATTGCTTCTGTCTACACTAATTCTAAACCTATTGGAATTGTAGACGCCTGTGTTGCCTGGTCCAGCTACGTCGTTTTCGTCAATTCTCTTAACGCCAACGGGGAAGAAGGAAGGCGGATTGTTATTGGATCCCTGATCTTCGGTAAAAACTGATATCAGTGAATGTGCGTCTGGTTTCGCAACAAGATTAGAAAAATCAAAGTTTTTAAAATATACGTTTGTTGAACCAACTTG